TTGCATTCTGAGATGTATGCCCAGATAGAACTTAGTCTTAAAGTAATTCTCCAGCGAGATCTGAAATAATGAAAAGACTTTTGATGCCACCTGGGAAGTCAAGAGGGGCTTTCGCGATCTCCCCATCGAATTCCATTTCAAGTGTTGTTTCAACTCCAATTTTCATTTTCTCAGCCAACCTATAAATAACCATAAACTTGTTTTGATCCCATGCTTTGTAATCAACTTCTAAGCTAAAGATTTTAGGCAAATTTAATTGTCTCCAATCTGGTGTGATATAAGGTAGGACTTGAATAAATGCTTTGTCAAATTCAACCTCTTTTTCTTGACGATCCTTAAGATATTTAGTGATCTCTTGCATAACACCAATTGAAGGTGGGCGCATTCTAACTTCACCAGCAGATCTGGTTTTAATCACATAAGTTCTTTCTTTAGAACTATAGTAAGCCTCGATTTCATTAGGAACTTGAGTAGCTACTAAATATCTTGAAGCTAATTCGATATCAACTGTTTGTTTGGTGTGTTCAGTTTTACCTTTAAGGATTAATTTGTTTTCTGGTTCAGGAAAAGTAAGATCTCTAATACTTAATAAAAGTACAATTCTGTCCTCTTCTAAAACATCCTTGTAAGATAATCTTTTATCTCCTGCAGTAATCTGCGTACACATTTCTACAATATGGTTTAATTTCTCTTCCATATCAATATAGTTATTCTCATCCATTGTTGAGAAATGTCTAATCTCAGCAGCTCTCGCAGATCTGATTTTGATAACTGTTTCATGTGGGTAGAATTTACCCTTTGAAGGTAATTCTTCTTGATCTAAAACCATCCACCCTAGAAATTGATCAGCTGATTTATCAGGTCTAGCTTGGCCAAAATTATCCATGTTGACTTTACCAAGTCCTTTAGATTCTATGGCCTCTAGCATTTCTACAGCAACATCCTCAACTTCTTGATTTACTGGAGGATTATTGATTTGATCTCTGGCTTCTAACATTGCTTTAGCAGCCTCTTCTTTTTTGTTTAATTCGTCGCTCATTTTATTTGTTATTTAGGTTTTTTACTTTGTTTTTAATAAATGACTGTTGTTCGATAGATTTGATACTTAGTTCTTTTTTTATTAAGTCTCTAATCCACGCACTAACAGATATTGGTCTAGATTCAGTATCTAGTGCTTCATTTAAGATGACACGGTTTACCGATGCCACCTCATCCTCAGTTAAGAGTACCTGAAGCTTTTTTGTTAGTTTATGGTTATTCATAATATTTTGGTATGTTAATAATATATTATATTTATCTTGCAAAAAATAAGAAGATATCGTTAGATACCTTCTTATTAGAATTGTGTGTTTATTAGTTTACTTCTTCAGCATAAACATCAGATCTCCAAGTGATCTCTAATGTTTGTACATCTGCAGCGCTATAATCTAAAGCGTCTGTGAAACCAAGACCAGATGTGATGAAACAATCATCTAGAGTAATCTTTCTCCAAATGTCACCTTCTCTGTTGAATTGTACGATTACAATTGTTCCTACGTAATTCTTTTTCAAGCCCATTTCACCAGTTTCTGGATTGTATTGTGCTCTGTACCATTGACGTAGAGTCTTGTACAAGTACGCTTGGTTAGAATCGTTTAGGTTCAATGAAAAGTTAACAGTAACATCGATTGACGTATTATCTACCATACCAGCGAATGATCTAGTAGCGAACTTATACTTCTGTTCGATGGCTGCAACTTCCTTATGTAAACCTGCAAGACCTGAGATAGTATTTACGTGTTGTAATAATAACTCTTGTCCAGCTACACCATTAGGAGGTAGAATTGTCACCTCAAACAGGTTAGCCTGTACTGGTTCGAAGTTCTTGCCCTTCTTCTGTGTTTGATCTTCTGAATAATGTGGTAAAGCCATAATTTGTATGTGTTTATTTTATATATCTTATTTTGTTATGCAAAGTTTCCGGTTGCAATTTCACCCGTGTTCAAGATAGTTACTCTCGATACTAAGATCTCAAGACCTTTAACTGGCTCAACAAATGTATCTAAAATACCCATATTATTATCGATTACTTCGTTAGTGTTGTTGGATCCGTCCATAACGTTTCTATAGTCGTATACACCTCCGTCTTTCTTCACTGATTCCATGAATGAGTCAGCTAAAGTTTTAATCTCTAATCTTGTTTGAGCATTGTTAAACTCGAATAAGTAGTTTTTCAAGATTTCTGCTAAACCATCTTCAATGTAGATCATTGCTTCTCTTACGTGAGCTGAAGACAATGCTGATTGAACTGATTGTTGTGCAGTCTTATTACCTTTGATAGTCAAACCAACACCTCTTTCGAATACGATTGGGTTGATACCGAATGGCTCTAAGTAATCTCTATCGTTCTTATCGAATGCAAATTCTAGACCTTGTACACCTGTACCACCTACAACACCTCTTCTTGGTCCTGCGATGATAGACCATGGTAATGCGTCTAAATATTTATCGATATAGTTGTTTGATATGTAAGCCGCTGGTGGAATAACTTTAGTTCTACCATTTTCTAATACATTAAGACCCGGTGAGTAGTAGAAACCGAAGTTTGCACCCTCGTTGATAGATGGTAATGTGTAGACTGCAGTAGGGTTAAGTTCTAAGTTACCGCCAGTTGCTACTAATCTAGTTTCGAATGATCCAGTATTAGCATCTTTAAATGAAGGGTTAGTAGCTGCTTTAAATTCTTTCACCATCGGTGCGTTAAGAATCGCAGAAGCATTTTGTCTTTCTTTACAAAGTTGAGTAATTTCTTCTTTGTTAAGAATACCTCCATTTTCTAATGATCCAAATGTATCAACAACATATCTAAATGTAATTGCGTCTTTGTCAATTAAAGTATTTGATAAACCATTACCTGGTCTTAATTGTGTTAACAATTCAGCAATTGATTTTTCAGATTGTGTTGCAGCCGCTAATGGGAACATAGTATATGTTGAAGTACTTTCTTCATATCTTTTAAGAGCATATCCTGGTCTCTCAGATACTGGTCTGTGACATTCAAATGTATATACGTTTGATCCACCAACAACTGTCTTGATAATTCTTTTAATTCTTGCTAATTTACCTTCATCTGCTGGAATGTACATACCAACTGAAACTGATGTCCAATCAAATGTATCATCTTCTAATGTAGCAGATAATCTAAATTGACCTGCACCGATTGGTAAGAATGAATAGTTATCAGTTTGTGTTGGTAACATAATCGCTCTTGAGTTAGGCTCAATTGTAGTAAATTCAAATGTTGCAGATGCTTTTCTAGAATATGCTGAGATAGAAGTAGCTGATGCAGTTGCATATGTTGAGCTAAATGATTTTCCTGCAGCCGGTGTGATTTTGATAACGTTTGCTCCACCTAAATTAAATAATTCAGTAACTTGTGAAATTTTAACATAATCAATACCGTTTGATCCTAGTAAGAAGTTACCTAAGATTACGCTACCTGATGTAAGGAATTTACCAGCTGGATCCGCTCCAACTACTGGTGCTGCGATATAGATATCTCCGTCAACAACTGTGATTTCTCCTGCGTGGAATGTTGCAGCTAAACCTAATTCATAAGATTCAAATGTAGAAGCTTTAATAGCGCTTTCACATTCAACGATTACGTTAGCACCATCTTCGTAAATTGCAGAAATAGGTGTAAATTCTCCATCGATTTCAGCTCTTAAGAATCCGCTCTCTGAAATACCTAATAAAGTTAATTCAGATAGTGTTGCTCCTTCGATAGTTAATTCATTACCATCTACTATCATTACTTTAGATAAAGATAATATGTCTGGTGTAGCATCTTGTTCAACTCTGTGAGAAAGAACTTTATAATCTTGATAGATATCGAAGTTTTCACCTACGAAATCAATATTTTCTAGAGCATCTTCGTTGATAGCACAGAATAAACCAGTTCTTCTAGCTTCCAAGTTAATTAAAGTCTCAATGTATAATTGACGACCTTCTTGATCTTGGAATTCAGGAATTACTGAACCTGTGTATTGTGCTACTAAACTAACTTCTCTTAAAGCAGTAAATTTAGCCAATTGATTTCTGTGTAAACCGTGTTCGTTAAAGAATGAACCGTATGTTGGATCGTTTTGTAATTTTTCAGAATCATAAGATCCTTTAAATACAAATACATCTACCATATAATCAGATACGTATTCTAAATCTTCAATACCGTCTGGTACATTACCTTCACCGTACCATTCTCTTGCTGTCATTTCAAAACCAGCAGTATTAGCAGCTTGTCTTACGATAACTGAGATTGGCTCTTGTTTGATGTTAGCAAAAGTAATTGCATTGTTTGATGTTTCGTCTGAATTTCCAGCAGCTTCTAATACTTCAATATCTGAAGGAACCCAGAATTTATCAGTATCAAAAATGCTACTATATTGTACAGATGCTGTTTTAGCTGATAAACCTTCTTCAGAAGAATTAGTTGCTGGTGAAACCATTGCAATTCTATCTTCAGCATCCGCTGCTGTTAGGTTTAAAGCTAAGATCGGCCCTCTAGAAAGAGTTTCGATTGCTGATCTGTGGAAATACATTCCTTTCTTTTCTAAAGATTTATCAATACCACCGAAAACTTGAGTAAATTGCTCAACATTTTCAATAAATACTGGTGTGTTGTAAGGACCTTTTTTAGATCTACCAACAACCAATCTGATAGTTTCAGCCGGAATGTTCACTGTTTGTGATTTGTCAAACTCTAAGCGATATACGCCTGAGCTTTTGAACTGTAATAATTGAGGACTTAATGCCATAGTTGTTCTTATTTATTTTTTTTACTTTTATTATATATCTATTCTTCTTTCGAAATTTATTTATATCAGGTCATATATATCATATTGTAGATCTCCATCAGTTGTATTATCTTTATATAAAACTTTTTCCATTTCTAAATGTAAATCCGGGTCAATAAAATCTAATAATTCTTCTATATAGTCGGCGTAGTCTGTGGTGTTAAAGAATTCTGTAGAACTAATAACCGTCATGATCGTATCGTCATTTCCCATTTGAGCTCCATAACCACCTCTTGGTAAACCTCCAAATAAACTAGCTTCACTTATAGTAGTTTCATCTGTTATATCTATTCTATTTATTTTGTAAAGCTTGGCAAAATTTTGACAAAATATAGCTTTATTATCAGATTTTATTTTAATACCTTGTTTTAGAGTTCTGGAATCATGTCTGTGTTTAAACTTAACAACCATTTCATCATCAAAATCATTTTTCTGAGGAAACACAGATCTTAAGTATTGGAACAACACAGATCCGTATGTATTGTATTCTACAATTAATTTAACGTTTTCGTTGTAAAAGATTTCACACGATAATGTATATAATACTTTTGCGAAATCTTCTATGACATGTTCGTTTGACCTAAAAACACCTACCTGTTTTATTTTAAAGAAATCATACATCGCACCTGGATTTGTGGCATTGACAATTTCTTCCTTATTCATAGGTTCTACTTGAAATATATTGATCACTGAATAATCTCCACCATTTCCTTCGGCAATATCTACTGAAAATAACCAGAAATTCTCAGGATCTTTTGTAGATTCTACATCAAACATAGGATCCCACATTAAGAAGTCTTTTGTGTCTATTGAAATATAATCAAATTCATCAAAATCATGATAAATATATTTCTGCATACGTTTACGCATCTTCTTTAAATCAATTGGATCTAATAGCAGATTCGAAGATGAAACAAATTCATTACCATATTGTCTATTAAACGCCTCAATAGAACCAAGATTTCCCAGTTCTCTTTGATACCATGCATCATCTCTGTCAGGGTGTTCCCACCAATCGATACGCATTGCTGTATATTCATTTTCACCTCTATCTGCTGCAGCATAGATTTGATAAAATTTGTTAAATCCATTTGGCGTTGATGTAATAGTAATACGAGAAACCTTTGAAGCTGAAAGCGTTGGATAAACGTTTTCGTAAAAAGTATCTACGATTGTCGGGTGAATGTGAGCAAACTCATCTAAGTACAAATTATGAATAGTAAAACCGATACCTGCTTTCGCAGTAGTTGCTTGACCAACGAGTCTACAACCATTATCACACTTAACATTCATCACATCATATTTGACAATACCTGGTTTCATAAAGAAAGGTACGTTTTCTACAACTACTTTTGCTTTATCAATAATCTCTT